CGCGGCGGTGATCTTGATGCCGAATTACCAGATTGCGCAGGCCCAGCACGAGCCGCCGGAAACTGGTCTCTGCCAAATTCCGGGCGATATATTCGTTTCGTTCCTGGGATGCGTCGATACTCGAGCCCACCGCCTCGCGCGCCGTGCTCTGTGTGCTGTCCGGGTCGAAACCCGCGGGGCTCGCCGGGTTCTGGCCTGCCCGCTTCGCCATTTCCTGATCGAGATATTGCACGATGGGCAGCACGTTCATGCCGACAAACGGGGGTGCTAAATTCTGAATGACATTCCCGGGCACGTCGCCCGTGCGAATTGCAGCACCTCGCGCGGTATTCAGAATATCGTCAATGTTGACTTTGCCCTGCCAAAAGGCGAGGCGCGACGATAGGCTTTCCCCCAGGCTGTCCAGGGTGCCGCGCATCAGCTCGGTTTTGATTTCCTGGCCGTCTAGGGCCATATCCGAAGCCGACATGCCGAACGGGGCGTGGGGCTCCGGGTACGGGCAGCCGACACCGAATGGCACCATGTCGTCTTCGTAAATCTCGTCATAGACGACGCCATAATTGTCGCCCACGGTGACGACTTTCCGACGCTCCGCGATGCCGTCACCGTCCTTGTCGAGCGTGACATAGACCACACAGTATTTCACCCGCTCCATGGACGGGTCCACGTCGGTAAAATTGGCGTCGAAAATGCGCTCCTGCTGTGCACTGTCATTTCGCTGCACGCGCTCGGGATTTTCGTCTAGGCTCGATTGCGACTGCCCACCGCCGGGCTCTCCGGACGCCGGCCGATCCAGGGCCGCCCGGATGATGTGTTCCTCAATTCCCAGCGCCACGATTTCGGAAATGGTTTTCATCTCGCGCGTGCCAATCAGCGCGTAGGTGTCGAGATCGGCGCTGGACGTGGGGGTAATTATGAATTCTTCGGGTGGCACCGCGCGGAACCGGGCGCGGCCACGGACTACCCGCTTGTTGACATACCCGGAATAAATAAATGTCTCCTGCGGGGGCTGGCCCATTTGAGCCATCAACTCGGGATCGCCGGGCTGTTCGTCGGACATGGCCGGAGGCACCAGATCACCGCCGGGCTGTGTTTCGTCCGGCCGCCGATCCGTGACGATGATTTCGTAAGAAATACCCTCGTCATTGCTCGACTTGTCGTCGGTGTCCATTTGCAGGAGAGCGAACGCGTCCTCGTTCAACCCGGAAAACAAATCGCGCGTGACGATTTCTTTTTCTTCCCACCACCACGTGAAAATACCCGTGCGCCGCCGAAGTGCATCGTCCACGTGAGCCTGGATGTGCACGTATCCGGCATTGTCATTCATGATGACGTGGCGGATGTAATCGGTCTGGAAATCGGCCTGTTCCTGGGGCGTGCCTGGATTGGCGACAAATTCCACGAACCGCTCAGTGCCCGCAAATTTGCGCATCATCGCGGGCATATGCCCCAGCACCGCACCACGCACTTCCGGTGACACGATGGCCGACCGGCCGGGGTCCGCCGGCTGCACGGACACGTCCGCGTCATAGTACCGGGCGAGCATTTCGCGCTCGGGCGATACCTCGCTGTCGATATAAAATTCTGCCGCGGCGATTCCCTTGCCGTAGGCTGCGTGTGCCTCGTCGTCCGTCAGGCCGTCCAGCTCGTCACCGTCCTCGTCAGCGTCATCCTCCATCGGGGCACCAGTCTCGCTGGCCCGGAAAACATCCTCCGGATCGAGCGGGTGGCCCTCCAACGGGTCTTCGTCCAAGCCGAGGCTGTGGCGGTCATTCAGGGGCGTGCGGGCCATCGGGGCGGTGTCTCCTGCCAAACGGGCTGTAGGTGGCTCTTATCGTATTCCACGCACGAGCGCAGCACCGCCCTGCCCATCTCCCGACCGGGCGATGCCCCCTTTCGGTCCGCTGCCGAACCCGTGCCCCTGGCCGGGGGCCGTTTTCAGGAAGTCGGAGATCAGCTCCGGCGGGCAGCACAGGTTGAGGCACAGGCTGTCGGCGTGATCCGGGGAGCGGAGCCCACGCTTTTTCATTTTCGACTTGCTCTCTATGATGAGATCGCCGGCCGAATTGTATTCGTACCGGGCCCCGCACAGCTCGACCTCCAAGAGATCATCGTCGGGGATCCGGTTCACGGGCTCTTTTAGGTATGTTAGGGCTTTTTTCCAGAGAGCATCGCGCATTCTGTAACAATGCACTTCATCCGTGCTTGTCTCAGAAGCGTTAATGGCGATGACGTTAAATTCAAGCTCCCTAAGACGATCAACCACACCGGCGCCAATGCCAATAACGTCCACAATAATAGCAACAGGAATTGGAGGCAGGAAAAGAAGGGACCTTCCTGCCTCTTTAAATTCTCGCACCAGTAGGTCGTGGTCTTCTTGAACCAGCTTTTGAATTTCTCCAACAAGTTGCATCGTATCCTTGCGGCGATAGGAAATCTGCTTGTCTACAAAGTGATGACCGTAGCGGCGTGTCAGAACTGAGGGGTCACCATTACCCTCTGGCGAGCGTGACGGGTCAAGAGAATATACCACAGCCGACATTTTCGGCCGTTGTATGTTACGCGCGCGCGCCGCTTTGACGAGACGGGACGAAATATAGCTTTCGTCGTCAGTTTCCGGAAATTCCCCGAGTACCCGGATGCGGTATTCATTGCTGTCTTCGCCAAATTCATCGCGAACCTCGTTGACAAAATCCTGATCGACAGTCGGGAGCCCTAAACTCGATACGTGAAACTTCTCATATAGCTCCGCGTGAGTGGTGAACGCCTTATGGAAAGTGTTAAATAAGCGCGTAGGATTGCCGGCCATGATCCGGACGGCGTTTGGGGCAGCCATAGAACCGCGGGCGGCATTGAACAGCCGGTCATCAATACCGGATGCTTCGTCCCATAGAAAAAGGATGTTGGCACTGTGTAGCCCCTGAAAGCTTTCCGGGTTGTCCGGATCCGCCGTTCGGGCTGAAAGAAAGCTGCCATCGGGGTCCGCCGCCAGTTTGATGCCGTCCGTGTAGAATTTAAACAGATCCCGCATGAAACTCGGGAGCCGCTTCGATACGGTCATAATTTCTGGCAGGAGCGAACCATAAAGCTGTCCGCTTGTCGGAGCAGTGACGATTGTTTTCTGTGGGTATTTGCACACCGTGTGCCAAATAGCCATGACTGCCATTACCAGGGTCTTACCAACCCGGTGGCCTGATCGAATGGCAATTCGACGCTTTCCGGACGCTACGGCACGCAGAATGCGACGCTGGTGCCCCATCAGGCGATAATCAAGCACTTCCTCTGCAAAAGCGACCGGATCCGGACCGTACTTTTCCAGAAACGCTTCCCACATCTCCGACAGCTCGTCGGGAGTTGGGTTGTCATTGTCCGCCCATGTGGGCACCGGGATCGGAGATGGGACTTCCTTGTCAGGCTCCGGCACCGGGTAGTTTGCCAGATCCTCTTTATCCCAATCGACGGCGACCCCGGCTGCCATTTTACGCGGTCCTCAGTGCATTCGTGCTGTGTTGGGCCAACGCGTGCCGGAAAGCGGGGAGATAGTCCAGTAGGACGATGCCCGCGGCGCGCAGGACGACGCCGGACGGGTCCGCATCGGCCATGGCCCGGTAAATGTCGGCCCAAAAGGCGCACTCGTCAAATTCGGGATCGGCCTTCGCCTCGATCCGGAGGGCCGTCAGGATATCCCCAACATATCCCCGCTCGACCGCCTGCAACGTCTGCCGATGCTTGCCCTGGATCACAAGCCGCCCCTTGCCGAAATAGTCCCGGCTGGCGTTCTTGACCCGCATTTCGGCGCGGTAGACAAATGCGTAGAGGTCGTCGGCACCCTCGGCCGGCGTTTCGAACTTTTGCCGCACCATGAGCACGGCCAGGAAAAATTGCGCCGCCGTCAGCGTCGCCCCCAGGCGCATTTCGGTGAGACCGAGTGGCCGGGCTAGGGGTTGGTCCTCATCATCGAAATGTTCCTGATCGTCCAGCAGGGAATTTCCCATGGTCTGCACGAGCAGCGGGGCATAATTCTTTGTCAGGCGAGCGATTGCGGCGCGCCGGCCAGCGGCGGGGAATTTCAGCACGCGGTGGTCGAGCATTTCAGTCATCGTTTCTTTACCTCCTCAAATTCGGCGTCCTCGACCGACTGATCGGGGATCAAGAGCTGTTCGGCCTCGCGCTTTTTGGCGAGTTTCTGGAAAGCCTTCAAATTGGCACTGCGGTGATCGTGCAGTGTCACGTCCACGGTTTTCTCGACCTTCCTAGCCGGAGCCCCGAAGCCCATTTCCAAGACGGTCTTGGCTGCCACGACGCGTGGAGCGGCCTTTTCCATCGTGTCAACCGCGATGCTGGTGAGCACGGCGACCATCTCCTCGGCATGGTCCCGGGCGAGGGCCTTAATTTCGTCAGCTCTTGGATCGTCGCCGGCCATGGGGCACCGTGGGGGTGAGCAATTCTTGGGGTTCGGCAAATAGCCACTGCGTCAGCAGCCGTGCGGCTTCGACCCGGGCTTCTGCGGGAAGCTGCGGGTTCTTCGCTATAGCACTCAGGCGTTTCGCCGTGAATAGGCTGGGACGGCGGGCCGCGTCGAGCAACGCCCGGCGTAGGTGCACGATTTTGACGAGACGGGCAGCATCCTGGCGAGCCCGCTTGTCCGCGCGCTTTTCGGCACGGTGGGCTTCGGCCTTTGCTTCGGCTTTTAGGGCCTTTGCCTCGGCCCGGCGCTCGAACCGGCGAACAGCCTGGGCGTGGGGGAGCTTGATGCACTTCGCCATGAAAAAGGCCCCTGTGCAGGCCCCCAGTTATTGGCCGGGAAGTCACAGGGGCCTTAATGCCATTCATTTTCGCACTGGCGGGATTTGGGTCTATGGCACCATAGCCGGAATGGGCGGTGCGGTCTCCAACTCGGCCCGGTGAAAAGGCTGGGTGGCTCGCCTGCGGGCGATATAGCACCGGCTCGCGGAAAAGAAAAGGCCCCTGCGCCTCGGCGCGTCTGCGACACGCTGGCATTCAGGGGCCTTAATGCTGGGCCGTTCCAGCGTGGAGGCTAGATGGGAGTGGTGATCCCTCTTTCCTCCGGACGATATAGCACTGGCCCGCGGAAAAGAAAAGGCCCCGGAAAGGGAGTGAGCCAATCCGGGGTCAGTAGGGGGAGTCATCCAAGAGATCGGCACCCGCATCGGGCGATGACGAGCACCGCGGCTGGAAATAGCAGGGAGGGATTTTTGTGTCAATTCGGGGCCCGGGTGGGGGTGATAGGCGACGGTGGGGGATTTTGGCTGAGTGTTGCGCGAGGGGTGCAAAATTTGGAGAGCCCTTGAGCCTCTTGCCCGGGGGTGGGGGCCTAAATGACTTAAATGCCACACAGCTATGACATGTGACACGATGTAACATTATAACATTGCATATGGTATGTGACACGATCATGTCATTAGGAATATATATAATATAGCTTATGCCACGAATGACAGGGAATGACAGTATGACAAGGGTTTTGGTTGTGGGGGACGAAACAGGGGGCACGGTCCTATCCTAGGCACGCCCCCGATTTGAGCACTCTGGATTTCGGTGTGCCATTGTCACCATTGTTTTCCATTGTTAATTCTATTGTTAATTCCATTGTTAATTAGGTAGTTAAGTCAACTTATGACATTGTATGCCCCAGAATGTTATAATGTTACAATGTTGCATTTTGGCCACATTGAACCCATGCCCCAAACGTGTCATAGCCCCAATCCTAGGAATAGGAGAGAACACTCATGCATTATCCCGGTTTACCCTTCACTCAGAAAGTTCGCGCCCATTTGCGTAAAGCGGTCACATCACATCCCAACTGGCCGCAGTATCGTAAGTTTAGCCCCCGCAACGTGCCCCATTTGCATAGTATGACACGTGAGCAATTGCTGGCCGCGTGCGAAGCCCTGGCCATCGACGTTTGGGATGTGGTCGAAAAGAGCGGTGCCCGAACAAGCCGGCGCTATCGAACCGGTGCACACAATGCCAACCTCGACCGGCTGGTAGACGCGGCGCTCAAGCTAGAAGGCATGGGCTACATTTGGGCGGGCGGAAAATGGCAGGAAAAACCCGATTGGCTCGAATAACCGCTTGCAATCTGTGACACGATCGTGTCACAAGTCATCTCCACCCCACGAACCCAAGAGAGCACCGACATGTCGTTCCCAAGCCGCTTCGAAACAGTCGGTGCCGAGTTGTGCCATTTGGTCGATAGACTTCCCGACGACGCACTCACCTACCACCATGATTTGTTGGCCCTTTGGGAGCGTGTCATGGCGCGGCCGAACCCGCCGGCCGTCGCGGATCAATTCGGGCTGTACACGTCCCTACGCGAGTGCGTCGCCTATCTGACAGCCCGTCTCCCCGAGAATAATTAATCCAACCCATCCACACGAAACCGCATGAGACACAGCATGACCACCAAGCTCTCCCGCTACCGCACCACTGTCACCGGCAACCGCCCGGCTGGCACGCTTACCGTGCGCTACGTCGTGACCGACATTCTCAAGATGTGGACCGCCGGCAATGTCACGCTGAATTCTGGCGGCTATCGAACCGTGACCACCAAGCGCAAAATCAATCAAGCCAGTGCCGAATTCGGCCTCGGTATTTCCGTTTGGCAAAAAGACCATGTTTGGTACGTTCGCAACGCGTTCGGCGTGACACAGCCATTTCGCGACGGCATGGCCGTCGCCTGCAACGCCTAATTCTCGCACTTCCACCACTGCACGAGGCACAGCATGACCAACACCATCCCCGCCCTTTCCGCCGAAGCCCGCGGCGCTCTCCGTCAAGCCATGGTCACAAATTCCGGCTGGACCGATCTCCGCAAGGCCCGAGGCTACAGCCTCGCGAGCATGTCCCGGGACGACTACATCGCCGCGTGCCAAGCTCTCGGGATTGACGTGCACGCCGTGATCGCTCCGCACGTGAGCGGCCGTGCTCCGCAGCAGCGTGCTAATAGCTTCGGCCTTGCCACTCAGGTCCCGGCTGATCCCGCCCCGCCTGTCCGCACGGATTGGGCGAAGGTCCAGCGCGACCACGCGGACAATAAATCCAATGCTCAGCGCATTTGGGAAGCCAATAAGCAAGCCGCGGCCGATTTCGCGGACGCGCCCGACGCCACCACGTCCGACGCTCCCGAATTCGACATGCACGACATTGGCGAGATCATTTCGCCGCTTTCCCCTGCAATCCTGGCAAAGCTCGACGGACTGGCACAGATTGCCGTTGGCACCGATGTGTCAATTTCCGCGATCTATCAGGCCGCCCGGCGCGTGCACCATTGCGCCACCGGCCTAAAGCTGGCCCTTGAAACCGCGACCACTCCCGTGCTGTCACCGCAAGCCGCTCAGCTTGCCACGATGACAAAGCCGGCCCTCGATTTCGTCCCGCCGTCATGGACGCGCGATTTTGTCGATTATCTGGAAATCGGCGCGACGGTCGCGGTCGTCGGCCCGGCTGGCAATGGCAAAACCACGGGGGCCCGCAAGCTGTTGGAGCGTGCCGGCTGGACCGTCTACGAATTCGACTGCACGGATGCCACGCTCCCGCAGGATCTGATTGGCCGCACATCCCTTCGCCAGGACAACGGCGCGACCGTGACCGAATGGACTGCTGGCCCCATCGCCAAGGCGTTCGCGGACCCCAAGGGCGCGGTGCTCCTCAATGAGTATGACGCCCTGGACCCGCGCACCGGCATGGCCCTGCAATCGGCTCTAGAGGCCGGTGACGGCGAGCGCCGCGTCTCGGCTCCGGACACAGGCGAACAACTGCGCTCGCACGGACGGTGCCCCATCGTCCTGACGCTCAACACCATCGGGCACGGCGCCACGGCCAGCTACCAGGGCCGCAATGCCCTGGACGGCGCCAACCGCGACCGGATCGAGATTATCGTGTCCGGTTATGAGAACGAGGCACAGATCATGGTCGCGCACGGTTTCGCTTCTGAGACGGCCGAAAAGCTGGCCGCGTGGGCGGAGCGGGCCCGCAACAAGCTGAATTCGATGGGGTCGCGCGAAATCCTGTCTAATCGTCGCTTGCTCACGGCCGCCGCTCTCATTGACCGGCGCGGCTATTCGTTCCCCGAAGCATTCAACAAGGCATTTATCTGCCGCTTGCCCGAACGCGACCGCGCGCAATTCACGGGCGACGCCGCTTGATTTATTCCGCGGGGAGGCGCTTAAATGCGTCTCCCATTTTCCACCGCACGTCCCGAGAGAAAAACCCTGCGAGTTTTTCCTCTGATTAGAATGAGGCCCCGCATGTCGAATGCCCTTACTGCCCTGGACCATAACGCCATTCAAGTTTCGGCAGCTATTAAAGTCGCGACGCGCAAAGAAACGGTCCAGGGTGTCGAGCATATCGTTTTTTCGTATCGGGAGCGTGCTGAAGCGGCTCAAGGCCGTGGCGAAATGATCGAGGCATACCGGCGCCGGCTGGCCCCGTTTGTCGTGCGGCACAAATGCATTCCCGAGAGACTACAGCGCGAGGCGGCCCCGCACGCGTCCCGGCTGGCCGCGACCATGAGCACCGCCGTGGTGCGCCTACAGCGCCACCAATCGCACGGCGCGCTCGACAGTAGCAAGCTGGCACGCTTGGCCGCTCCCGGCCTGTCTCAGCGCGAATTCGACGGCATGGCATCGCGCGCTTACCGTCGCCGCGATACGCAAACACAGCAGCAGCGGCCCAAGATTGGGATCGCGGGCGATTTTGCCTTCAACCTGCGCATGTCGAATTCTGAGTATGTGCCGATGTTGCAGCGGCTAATCCTAATCATCACGGAAGCGTGCACCATTTCCAATTTGCAGTGTGCCGCTTACGGCACGCGTGGGTATCTGGCCGCCGACCCCGTGAAGTCTGCAACTGCTGTCATTAAAGACTTCGATGACGAGTTGAACGGCGCGACTTATGGCTTGCTCGCAACCGAGGAACCGTTTTCGCTGGCCTTTTGCTCCTGCACTGCGGGCCATGGTTCGATGAACGGCAACGGCGGCGTGGACTTTGCCCGTGCTCAGGGCGCCAATTTCGTTATTGCAATCGGCACGTTCCCGAGTGACGGGGCCCGCGCCGATTGTGTGGTTCCGCCTAGCGCGACCGTGCAACAAGCGGTCGATATCATCTCTGCCGCATTGGAGGCCCGCGATTAATGCCAAAATTTGTCTGGGAAATCACATCGAGGGGGCAATGGTGCCCCCAACTCTTTCACGGGGAATTGCCCCGGGAAATGACCATGCCGCACAACGCGGGCCGCTACGTGATGCACGACGTGTCACCGGAGCAAATGCAGACAGCGGGCGATCTAACTCACCCGCTTGACTATCTGGCCCACGAATTCCCCGCACCACCCCCGTTCACTGGAAAGGAATAACCGCCGTGCCGTTCAAATCCATTCTCCGGGCCGTACGGCTGCTTTTCACCACCAAGGCACGCGTCACCCTTGATAAGGCCGATATGCTTGCCGTTGCCCGGCTCACGTCGCGGCGTGATTGGTATGACCCGGATAAAGACACCCCGGCTCCAGGCCCGACTTATTGGGATGTAGCGGGCCGCGCTCGAAAGTTTGAGCAAACAGGGAAAGACCCATATCTTGATTATCCGCAACCCATCGTGACAGACGGGCCCGACATGGCACCGCCCTCGCCCCCGTGGCCGGCGACCGATGACCCCTATGCCAAGCCGGAACCATGCGAGGTTGTCCCGGATGCCGGATTAGAGCGCGTGCACAAATTGACAGAACGCGGCCTGATTATGCCAATCGGTGACAAATCCACGTTGGGCCAAATCATGGATTTAATTGACAGGCAGGAGGATGCTGAAAAGCATCTTAAGAAAATTGGCATGATTTGGGAACGGGGCCGCGGTTGGTATTTGCCATGAGAATTTTCTATAACGCATATAGCCAAAAGTGACTCCCTTTCGGGGTTCACACCTAATTCGAAAGGAGCCCACCCATGAAACCCACAATCTGTGCCCGGCTCAGGCAGGGTGACGAATGGTATTGCTCGCTGTGCCATATGCG